CAGGACGACATAAACCATCTCACAAAGTTAGTAGGGTTCTTTACTGAGGTCGATGCGGCTGATAAGTCTGCACAACGTATTTACAAAAAGAAGTATGAAATGCAGAAGGATGGTTTTTGCCACGTTACAGAAGGACTTTATGATGGAGCAGGCAACCTAGTTGAGGACATAATTGAGGATGACAAAACGGACTTTAAGAGAATCCCTGGTGGTGTAATCACAAATGATGGTTTGACTGGTGATACCAGAGGGGTAAGCGATATTGAGACATTGTCTGATTATGAATCACAATTCTCACGTATTGCTAACTCGGATATTGATGCAATTAGAAAAGGAATGAATCCAGTTCGTTGGGTAAGAGATATGACACCAGAAAGCACAACAAACTTAAGCATTGCGGCAGGTTCTTTATGGGATTTGCAAAGTGAAGCTGACGGCGAAAAGACTGGTGAATGCGGAATCTTGGAATCTAACATGGGGTATAGTTCGGCTTTGACAGGCACTCTTGACCGCATCAACCAAACAATGTATGACCAAATTGATATGCCAGATACAAGTGCTTCTGCATTAAAAGGTGTAGTATCAAGTGGTAAAACATTGAAGGCTTTGTACTGGCCGCTAACAACAAGATGTGATGAAAAGATGCTTTCTTGGGGACCTGCAATTGAGGATATTGCTAACATTATCATCGAGGGTGCAATCTTATATCCTAACATTGCTAAGAAGTACATCACTGAGAAGTTAGCACCTTTGAACTTTGACATTGAAGTGGAAAACAATTATGCACTTCCTGAAGATACACAAGAGGAAAAGACAATGGACTTATCCGAAGTCACAGCCCAAACAATGTCAAAGAAATCATACATGAAAAAGTGGAGAGGTTTGACGGATTCAGAGGCTGATTTGGAACTTGACCAGATTGTGTTGGAACTTCAATTACTTCAGGATGGTGCAATAAATCCGCCTATGGGAGATACTACATCAGGTGCTTATGACGATGTTCCCGAAGACACAAGTAGTGATGATTTAGGTAGTTCATCCACCCCAGAAGATAATGTAACGGGTGGGACTACAGAGGATACTACAAATGGCTAACATTGTATTGTCTGCTGAACAGTTAAAGGCACAGCGGCATGCTTATTACTTGGCACATAGGAAGTTAAAGGGTAGGAAAAAGGGCAAAGGAAAGAAACCACGGTCAACAAGAGCACAAATACAAAAGCGGAAGTTGTTACGTAAAGCGTTAATGTTGAAGACCAAAGCTGAAAGAAAAGCAACATCAATGTCTTTGGAAACAATGGTTACTGAAGAACGTAAACAAACTACTGCTACTGTAAAAACATGGACTACTGCAGTAAGGAAGTCACAAAAGGAGCTGATTGCTCAAATGCGTAAGTTCTATACTGCAGACGTTCAGGCAAAACGTAAAGCAGCAAGTGCATCAATTAAGTCAAGATACAAATTGGAAAGTGCAAAGATTAACGCTATACAATAAGGAGGAATTACAGTGGCTACAAAGATAAGTTTAAACACAAGCAAAATTGCACTTCATCAAATAACAAAATCACAAGCACATGAAGTAAAGACTATGTATAATCAATTGGCTAAAAACGTACAAAAGCAGTTAGTTGGATTGCAAGGTTTGGACTCAGCCACTGCAAGTCTTCAAACACTAAAGCTAAAAGCTTTGCAGGAAAACATAAAACAACAGGTTACAAATCTTTCAGCACGAATTGAGAGTGTCACAAAAGGAAACATGGAAACTGTTGCGAAAGCAGTCGTGAATGACAATAATGCGTGGTTAAAAAAAGCAGGAATGGATACTACGGCATCGATGTTAAACGTCCCAGGAGATGTGGTGGAAAGTATTGCTACGGGTAAGGTTTATGGCAAAGATTGGCGGTTATCTGATGCATTGTGGGAAACCAGTGATAAGACAAGAAGTGACATTGATAAAGTAGTTGCTATGGGAACTGCACAGGGTAAAAGCAGCTATGACATTGCAAAGGACCTTGAGAAGTATGTGAATCCTTCGGCTAAAAAGGACTTAAAATGGAGCAAAGTCTACCCTGGGACAAACAAAGTGGTTGACTACAATGCACAAAGGCTATCAAGGACAATGGTTGGCCATGCATATGACCAAAGTGTTATCACTACATCAAAACCTAATCCCTTCGTGACTGGCATTCAATGGAGTTCGGCTCATGCTATTGGCAGGACATGTGCTTTATGCAACAGTCGTGATGGTGTTATCTATGACAAAAGTGAAGTACCTATGGACCATCCAAATGGCTTATGCACATTGATTCCGTGTGTGAAAGATGACATGAGTGATGTGGCTAGCAGGATAGGCGATTGGTACAATGGAGCGAACGACCCAGCGCTTGATAAGTTTGCGGACTTCCTAGAACATGGGAATGACGTAAAGGCAAATGTTACTAAGGGTGTAAAAGCTGCAATAGCAAAGAATACACCAAAAGTAGTAAAGTCAACTATGCCAAGTTTTCAAGAACTTCAAAAAGTGTATAAAGCAACTTCAAGCAGTGTGCCAACTACTACGACAACTTCTACTATTGAAACAAAAGCAAATATACCTACTACTGTTGCTGTTGAGTCTACAAAAACTGAAGATATTGCCGCTATTTATGACAAAATGCTACTTGAGAATAATTCTCTTGAGATGACGACATTTCAAAACAATGATTACCCTACTAAGTTTTATGACCAGTTTAAAAAGTGGAATGACTCGTTAAGTGAATCAGAGTCAGCAGGTATTAATAGGTACACGGGCGGAGCTTACAGTGACATGAATCGTCATTTAAGAGGAATAGAGAAGACGGATAACACAGGAATCAAAAAAGCAATGAAGGAATCAAAAAGTGCGTTATCAAAAGCAAACATGGATGAAGATGTGATTGTGCGTAGAGGTTCTGACACAGGGTCGTTAATAGGACTTGCAGGAAAATATGATGAAAGAAAAGCAGCAGAAGTATCTTCAGAAGAATGGCTAAAAAACAATTATAAAAGCCTGATAGGCAAAGGCGCTAAAGATGAAGGTTTTATGTCAACGTCTCCTTTGTCATCGGGTGGATTCTCTGCTAGTGGTGTTGAATACAGGATTAAAGTACCAAAAGGTGCAGAAGCAATGTATATTGCACCTATTTCTGGGTATAAATCAGAACAAGAGATTTTATTGAATGCAGGGACAAGGTTTGTGATACGAGACATAAAGTACTCACCAGACAACGGAAGAGTTCCATTCACTGTATATCTTGAAGTTTTATTGAAAAAATAGGAATAAAGTTGTGTACATTTTCATATGTATGTGATATAATACAAACAGAGGTGATAAACCATGGCAAACAAGAAAGCAGATGAAAACTTTAATTGGGGTAAAAGCAGTGGAGCACCAAACAACTTCACGAACAAAGACTTACAATGTGACAAATGTGAAAGCGAAACTGAGGCATTGATAAGTTGTGAACAATTTCCTGATATGAAACCAGGGAAAGTATTGTATGGAGGTACATGTGACAAGTTTAAACAAAAACAGTTTTAAGGGTGCACTCTACGGCTTCGCTATTGGTGATGCCATGGGTGCAACTACCGAGTTCATGGACAAAGAGGAAATAAAAGCTAAATACGGAAAAATAACAAACATTTCGGGCGGGGGCTGGCTAAACCTTAAAAAAGGAAATGTCACTGATGACACTGAGATGATGTTATGTGTAGCAAAAGCCTATGTAAAATATCAATACCAACTTGATGACTTTTTGGATGAATGTTGTAGGAATTTCATTTTGTGGTTAAAAAGTAATCCTGTTGATGTTGGTGCGGCATGTTTATCAGCTATCCGTCAAAATCAAGACAACAAAAGCTACTTGTACTGGATGCAAAATTCTAAGAATATTGAGATAAATGGGATTCCTGCTTTACACCACTTAGGCAATGGGTCTTTAATGAGGTGTTTAGTTCCCGCTTTGATTGAACCAACGGGATCAACTGATAACTCATGTATCTACCAAAAAACTGTAATGCAAGGTAGGCTAACTCATAACAATGCTAAATGTGATGATTGCCTCACGGTATATCAAGAAGCATTAGCTAACCCAGACATTATAAAGAACTACGTAGAAAAAGTAGACTTAGAGAAATCATCACCATGTGAACCAACAGGTCATGTAGACAATACGTTGGAATGCACAATTAGAAATTTCGGGGTTACTTCATCATTTGAGAATGCTATCATAAAAGCAGTCAATGAGGGTGGCGATGCTGATACGATAGCGGCGTTAACAGGTGGCTTGGCTGGAAAGTACTATGGTTTTGAGGCAATACCAGAACGGTGGGTAAACCAGCTAAATCCAAAGGTCAAGAATGAGTTGGACAGTATTGTTAAAGGACTTGGGTTTTGATAAGCTATGACGTTGTTGGTATGCTTACATTAGCAAAAAGGTATGTTTCAACTCAGGTCAAGCAGGACAACGCTTTTGGCCTTTGAGGAACCTCTATGAAATCCAACATCATGAGGTAGTTGACACACTAAAATAAAGTTGTAAAAACACAAAATAAGTATGTACAAGTACCCGATAGTATAGTATAATAGAATCACAGGATAAAACCTGATACATTATTTGGAGGAACAAACATCATGAAATGGACAATCAAACCCAACGTTTTCAGGAAAGCAATCGAATCAGTCGGAGGAACTTTTAGCTTTAGTGATTATTCAAAGTGGAAACCACTTCGTGACGGTGGCAAAATACAATTAAAAGTAAATTGTGCAATTGCTACAGCGGATGGTGAATCTAAAGCTACTATTTACAGGGATTACGACAATGAGATACTTTTTCAAGGTGATGCTAAATCGGCAAAAGCTTATTTGAAGAATGAAGGATTTGTTACGGACGATGAGTGGTGGGATAAAGAACACCCCGGTTGGAGAGAAGCCCAAGAAGAATAACATATAATAAAATTGATAGAATAGAACTGGTGAAAGCTGGTTCTATTTTTGTTTGTGAAAGGGTGTAAAATGATGAAAGCAATGACACAAAATAAAGTCGTGCAACCGTTTAATAAAAAATGCATCATAGTTTGCGACAATTGCCACAAAGAGATGCAACTGCTTCAAATAAACCTATGTCAATTGGATGTAGAGTTTGAGAGTGGTGACAAAGTAAAGTTAACCCAGTTCAAATGCCCATTTTGTAGTACAATATTTCCAGTGCAGCTGGACAATGAAACTACTGATGGAACATTGCAAGAAGTTAAGTCACTCACTATGAAGTATCAGATGTTGGCTACAAAGAAGACGACGGTACATCAGAAACAGTGGGAAAAACTACAGCAATTACAAGCACGCCTCAAAAAGCAAAGGCAGTTGCTTGTTCTTAAATATAACAACCAAGTTTACCAGTATGAGGGTGCAAAAATTAAACTGGAATTTAAGTCACCAACAGCTTATGTTGGAGGAGAACACAACGATGAGAATTAAAAAACACAGCAACGGATTTTTGGATGCCTTTAAACTGAATCATGTTTGCTTTGCAGGCGAAGACGGCACAGATACTACATCGACGGACACTTCAAATGAAGATTCGACAGATGACACAAGTACTGACGACGACAAAACCGCGGCAAAAGAAACCTATACTCATGCAGACATTGTTCGGATGATGACCAAAGAAAAGAATGAGGGCCGAAAGGCGGCACTTAAAGAGTTAGGATTCAATGACACGGATTTAAAGACACCAAAAACGGCCATTG